CAGCCTGGACGAAGCCCTACAAGGTTATCAGAGGCAGAAGGCTTTTACCAAGCGTAGCCAAGAGGCTGCTGAAATGCGGAAGGCTGCTGAAAAAGAGGCAGCAGAAGCAAAGCAGGCTCGTGATTACTACGCACAGCAACTTGAGGTTGTGGCACAGCAGATTCAGCAGACAATTCCACAGGAACCTGATTGGGTCTCGTTAGCAAAAGAGGTTACAGCGGAAGAGTACAATGCAATTAGAGCAGAGTACGACAGCCGTATGACTAACCTCGCAAGAGTGGAGCAAGAGCGACAGTATGTTACTCAACAGCAGGCCGCTGAACGCGAAGAGGAGTTGAAGAAACACCTCGCTGCACAACGGTCTGAAATGCTAAACCGTATTCCTGCTTGGCAGGATGATGAACGCAGAAATGCAGAGCGTGTTGAGGTAATCAACTATGCTCGTACTGTGGGTTTTAGCGATTCAGAGGTAGCGAATGCGTCTGACGCACGAGCAATAGAAATCCTCTACAAAGCGATGCAGTGGGACAATCTTCAGAAGAAGAAACCTACCGCTAAGAAACGCACAAAAGAAGCTCCTAAAATGGCTAAAGCTGGTCAGCCACGGACTAAAAAACAAGCTGCTAGTCGTTCACGGCAGCAGGCTATGGGAAGGCTCAATAAAGAGCGTTCTGTAGATGCAGCCGTATCTTACTTGATGGGTAATCAGTCTTAGAAGGAGAAATCAAATGACTTACACAACCCAAACTGCCGTTGGTGAGCGCGAACAGCTTGCTGACGTAATCTATCGGATTGACCCCGATGAAACACCTATCTTCAGCGCACTGAAGAAGGAAACCTCAAACGGTATCTTCACTGAGTGGCAGGTACAGGAACTTGCGGGTGCAAGTGCTACCAACTACGCAACAGAAGGTGCTGATGCCAGCATCGTTGCTCCTACTGCAACTGTACGTCTGGGTAACTACCACCAGATTTCAGTCAAAGCAGTAGCTGTATCGAAGACCCTCGATGCAGTCGAGAAAGCTGGTCGTGACCGTGAGGTGGCATACCAGAAGGTGTTGAAATCATTGGAACTTCGCCGTGACATCGAAAAATCAATTGGTGACACAGACGTAGCTCGCTCTGGTTCTGACCCTCGTAAATCAGCATCACTGTCTTGCTGGATTACAAATGGTTCAGTAGGTGCCGCTGGTACGTTTGCTGCTGGTGTTGGTACTAACACAATCACTGCTGGTACTGCTCGTGCCTTGACTCTTGCACTCATCGAAGATGGTATGCAGGACGCTTGGACAGACGGCGGCAATCCAAAGATGATGATTGCATCGGCTACTAACCGTGCAAACTTCTCTGACTTGTCAGCTTCTGGCAACCTTGTCAGCAACGATGTCAATATGACAGCAGCGAAAGAGGTTACTTACGTTGGTTCAACATCAGTCTTCCTGACTGACTTTGGCACCATCGAGGTAGCTCCATCACGCTTCCTGTCAAATGACCGCGTGTTCCTGATTGACCCAGACTTCGCTTCTCTTGCGACCATCAATGGACGTAACTTTGCTGAGAACGAAATCGCGCCAACAGGTGATGCAGAGAAGTTCCAGATTGTGACTGAGTGGGCTTTGAAAATACAAGCTCCGAAAGCACACGCTGGCATCTTCGACTTGTCAGGTGCCTAAGTAACATTGAGGGGGCGGGTTTACCGCCCTCTCTTTCCATTAGGGGATATTATGAAAAGATTACTATCTAAAGACTCTGCCACTGGCAAAGAAATTTATTGGAACCAGGACTCTGACGGCTCTACCGTTGTTGAGACTACCCAGAAATTCGACAACCTGCTGAAGGTTAACAAGCAGATGAATGATGATTGGCGTTATGGCGGCTTGCGTGGCACTCAGCGTCATATGCAGCATATAGCGGAAATACCTAATGTCGTGTATCATCACCTATTAGAAACGCTGGGCAAGCCTAGCGAAAACCCGAAGGCTTGGAAGGCGTGGCTCAACAGCAACGAGAACCGAGCTTTTAGAACAGGCGGCGGTAATATCTAATGGCTATAACATCTTACGCTGATTTACAGACATCAATCGCCAATTTCTTGGCTCGCAGCGATTTAACGGCTCAGATTCCTGACTTTATTCAGCTTGCTGAAGCCCGCATCAATCGTGAGCTAGAAACTCGTGAGCAAGAGAAGCGGTCACAAGCTACGCTAACGCCTGGTGACGAGTACATTGCATTGCCTACAGATTTGCGTGAGGTTCGTGAGGTTAAGCTACTTACAAGCCCATTGACGGTGTTGAACTACGCATCACCGACAGGCTTGGACACACAGTATCCTAGCAACGGTCTGGGCAAGCCTAGAGGCTACAGCATTACTGGTAAGGAGATGAAGCTACGCCCTGTACCAGATGCTGCTTATACTGCTGAGATTATGTATATAGGCTCTGTGGACACATTATCAGCGGTTAGCACTCCAACGCTGTTTTTGCGCTCGCCAGATGTGTATTTGTACGGTGCATTGACTGAGGCGTATATCTACTTGCTGGATGAGACAAGAGCAGCACAGTATGATGAAAAGTTCACTCGTGCTATAAATGAGGTGCGTTTGGATGAGGAGCGTTCACATTACGGCACAGGGCCATTACAAACCAAGTCTGTCTATTTGCGGCAGAATACAGCAGCGGAGAAATAAACTATGTCTGCAATGAGTGATTACCTAGAGAATGAAATTCTCGACCATATTTTATCTACCGGCGCATATACGATGCCAACGGCTGTGTATGTCGGCCTTTCTACAGGCTCTTTTGCTGACGATAACAGCGGCACAGAGCTTACTGGCAGTGGCTATGCTCGTGTAGCAGCTACATTTAATGCAGCGGCTTCTGGCACGGCTGACAACAGCGCGGCTATTGAGTTTTCAGCAGCCACAGCAAGCTGGGGTACAGTAAGCCACTTTGGGCTGTTTGACGCTAGTAGCGCGGGTAACTTGCTTATCCACGGTGCGTTTACCACTGCAAAGCTGATTGACACAGGTGACATCTTAAAGATTTCTGCTGGCGACCTAGACGTTACAGCAGCGTAGGTGTAGCTGATGGCTACAGGCACCCCGCACCTAGATAACTTTACTGGCAGTATTGATGCGCTTCCATACTCTCTGGATAGCGCATTACTGCTTACTAAAGTTGATTGGTCAAACCCTGACCTAGAACAGCTAGATAATTGGGGTACGCTTGAGCAATTAGACGCATATGGGCTGACTTTAGACCAGCTAGACCAGCTAGAGGTAAAGCACTTTGAAGGCACTGCTACAGCAGCAATCACTGTTGCAGCAGAGGTACAGTTTGCCATTGAAATGCCAGCAGCGGTATCTATCTCCGCATCCGCTACGGCAGATAACACACGCATCCGTGAGATGGCAGGCTCTGTAACAGGTGCTGCTAACTTTGCCGCCGTTATAACACCTATTAGAACAATGGACGCATCTGTGAGCGTTGCTGTCACTGATACGGCTGATATAAAAAGAATTAGACCGTTTACATCAAGTGTTTCGTCTTCTGTCAACGTATCATCTATTGCAAGGGTAGTTTACTCTGTTGATTCGGTTCCTAATGTAGTTGTAACGACAACCAGTGCATCCAATGGTATATTCGTTATGGCAGGCACATCAGATGCCTCTGTAAGCGTTGTATGCGATGCCAAGCGTCTTGGTGAGGATTGGGGCAATGTGGCGATAGGCTCAGAAGTATGGAGTGATGTTGCTATAGGAAGCGAGATTTGGGGTACTGTAACAGTAGGCAGTGAGGTTTGGGCGACACAATGATACAGTTCGGAGAATGGCTGCCTGACCAGCCTGATTACTTAAATGCTGGCGTTATTGATGCACATAACGTGGTGCCTGCCTATAATGGCTATCGCAGCCTTGGTGAGTTTGTGGCTTACTCTGATAGTGCGGATAGCACTATTTTAGGCATATTTTCAGCTAAAGACAAAACCGGCAACGTAAAGCTGTTTGCTGGTGATAGCGGTAAATTATACCTTTTTAATCAGACAGGTTCTACGCTTGATGACGTTAGTGCGGTAGGCGGTTATTCGCTCACATCAGAAGAGCGTTGGCGTTTCGTCAAGTTCGGTGAAGAGGTTATTGCTGCTGGTGGTGTTGGTGAAGAGCTACAAAAGTTCAACGTGTCTACTGACAGCGCATTTAGCGTATTATCTACAGATGCCCCAAAGGCTGATTTCATTGCTGCTGTGCGTGATTTTGTATGGGTTGCAAATATTGACGAGGGTTCTGGTCGTGTGCCGTATCGCTGCTATTGGTCTGGGTTTAACGACACGACAGCTTGGACGGCTGGCACAGAGCAATCTGATTTCCAGGACATCCCTGACGCTGGCGCGATT